TCGGTTTCTCGCCTAATGCCCGAATACCTTTTATTCCATTCGCCAGGATTTTCCACAAGTGAGCCGGGGTTTTTATATCCCGTATTTCTAGGAGTGCCATCAACCCTACAACCATCAATATTAATCCCACCGCAACCATGCTTTAAAACATTTTGGGCAATGGTGTGTTTTTTCTCTAAGGGTTTTCTAACTAATATCCAATGCTCAGATAAAACATCCCTTGATATCTCTGGGGCGTGATCGGGCGTTTTTGATTGCTGCATTTGAAAGTTCGCCGCTTGAATGGAAGCATCTCCTGGTGCAATAACTTCCATTAAGGCGCTTAATCTCAGATTTGCGCTTTTTAAATTTGATTGCACAGTGATTGCATTTAACTGACTCCCACTTAGACTCATCCCTTCCTTTGTGGTGTTGTCTTGTATGATCGGCAATATTGAGCAATTCAAGATTCTCAATTCGGTTATTAGATCGGTTTCCATCTTTATGATGGACTTGCTCTCTATATTTAATAGGGCGTCCAAGATGCGACTCCATAATAAGGCGATGCTCAAGTATATTCTTTCCGTTTCCGGTGATTTGAACATACCCATCTCGCCTGATAAATCTTCTCTCTTTGGAGTATTCAACACCACGGCAAGCCATTGAACAAAATCTAACCTTTGAGCGCCTAAGTCTGGATGGTTTACATTCAAAATCTGATTGGCATATTTCGCATGTAATTGTTGGCATACAAATTCCCTTATATATCTGTTTAGATCAGAGATAATAGGGTCTAGGGAAACCGTTGTAAAGGGCTTGGCGACTAATAGCCAGTTTTCTACTGCGGGCTTCGTTGCTGTGCCGTAACCATCCCATTTTTTTGCGTTGTCGGTTGCGGGTTTGTTTCTTGTCGCACCTAATACACCTTCCTTAAACTCAGTACCCGAATATTCTTTTTTTCTATCAATGCCGTCTAATTTTGTGCCGGGGTTTCGTCTTTGAAACTCCTTATCAATATAAGTCTCGCCCTTAACTCCTGCTATCTTATCAATCGCCTTACTAATGTTATGACTCTTAGGGAAACCACTACCAAACAAATGAGTAACAACGTCTCTAATCTCAAACCCAGCATTTTCGCAAGCGGTAGCGGTCCAATGAGAGGTTCGAGGTATTGCCCAAACTAAACCATGAGCGCCGGGCTTTAAGACCCTCAAACTCTCAGCCATAACCTCGGCCATCCACTCAATCCAACCATCACGCCCGCCCTTGTCTTTATCCCAATCCTTGCCCATAAAGGCAATGCCCGCAGGCGGATCAGTGACCAGGCTATCAATTGAATTAGTCTCTAGCTCTTTAAGTTTCTCTAGGCAATCGCCGTTTAGTAGTTGCATCGTCATCCTTTGGTTGCGGTTGAGTCATAAAGGCATCAACCTCAACCTTGTTATCTTCTGCAATCTCTTGCTCCAATACTTTGATCTCTTCGTCATCCATTTTAGGATTGAGCTTAGCGATAGCTCTCTGAGTAGAAGTAAAGCCGGCCTCAACCTCTAGCTTTAAGTCAGCTACCAATTGGCCTCGGCTCATTAGTGGTAATTGCTCTGCAAAGTCTGTGACAACCTTAACGCCCTCGGGCATCTGGGCAAGGTTTTCTACTTGGTTAGTCAATGCCCAATAAGGGTGCATATAACTAAAGACTAACTCCCACAAATCCTCCTCGGCACCCGTAAAGTAGTCAACCTGCTTTTTTCGATCCTCGGCGGTATCCATCTCGTCGATGATCTTGGCTATTCCGCTCATAGCGTTATCAGGGCTGATAGTGCCAACCGATGCCGCCTTAATGCCCTTAGAGTTGAGCCAAAAAGCTAACTCAGATTGAATAAGCCCTAAAACCTCTTCAATTGATACTTCCGGTTTAATCGTACCTAGTTCTGGTTTCTTATCGCTTGCCGGGTCACTATTAAAACTCCAAAAAGAATTTGGTGCCATAACTAAGTCACCGGCATCAATATCAATGCCGAAAATTATACTGAAGCATTGATACATCGCACTTACATTTAGATCTGCCAACATTAACGGAATAAGCAAAGTCATTCTTAGCAAATCTGTATCATGGATAGGCATTAAAAAGTTTGCTGACTTATTCACATAAACAAAAGGGATCTTGCCATAAGGGTTAACGCCCTCTTCATTAAAGTTAAGCTCTATTTGCTTATCAGGTCTTAGCTTGCCGTCTTGGTCAAAGACTAAAACCTCTTCATCAGTGTAGGCGATATAGATACGCTCATTATGCTCTCGGCCTCGCCCGTCTACTACATTAGTTGAGCTATGCAGGATAACAACATGCGTTACTTCCATAGGGTTAAAAACGTCATTGCTCCAAACGATAAACCTATCATTAGGCACCGCTCTAAGCTTTGGCTTGCCCTTGTATAGATAAGGCTCAATCAAAGTAGACTTACTCATGTTGAAAAACTCATTTGATTGATTCATTGTGGCGTTGATCTTAAAACACTGCTCATACCATTTAAGTAGCTCGGCATCTGAATCGCTACCATCGGGCACGGATCTGACAGGATTTTCTTGATAGATACGGCTGAGCTTATCAACCAATTTGGTTAAAATATTAATTGGCGGGATTCTACCGATAGCGCCCTCAAGTGACTTTTCAGATAATTGCTTACCTAGCTCGGCCTCAACGTATGGCGCTAAGTTGCCCTCATAAATATCAATCAGTTTCTCGTTATGGTCGATATAACCTTGGCGCTGTTTAATGTCTGTGAGTAGGTCTTTGATCTCGTGCTTTAGCATTGTTATATCCTTATAACCTTATTGAGCCCGCTTTCTTGCGAGTTGATTGTAGTTGCTGCCAGTATATATCATAGCCGAAAGCATCGGCCTTGTGACCTAGATTGTTCTTATCACTTGGGTGCCTACCGTTAAGCTCTTGCGCCGCTAGGTCTTTAATTAAATCTTTGCAACTAGGATCTATATAAATCTTAGGCTCGCCGCTTAAAGGTTGCAACCAAGAGTTAGCGTGTTTAACCCTATCTATGATAGCAGGGTTGCGGCCCAATACTTCCATTTGATACTGAAAACCCTCATGGTCTAGGATCTCTTGAACGTAAAAATAATCTGAGCGCCCTGTATTAGATGACCTGTTTTTCCCAGCCGAGTCGCCCCGTATCTTGAGCATAACGGTCGTTTTCAAATGCTTAAAGTCTTCAACAAAGGCTTTGATAGTGGCAACTGTAGAAGAGTTTGGAAAGCTATACTCTTTGAAATACCGCAAGGCCTGTCCATCCCATTGGCTTAGTAAGAGAGAGGTAGGATTAACGTTAAAATCTTGTACCAAGTGAATGTCTAGCGCCGGGTTGAACTTCTGAGGTTTGATATGCTTAGTCTCAGAAAACTCATAGTAAGCTAAGCCAACGAATGACTCCCATTGGGCTTCATACTCTTGCCGGAATGACTTAGCGTCTAATTCTTTTCTAGCGTCTTCAATCTCTTGGCGTGGGATAAATGGATTGTCTATTGTTTTCCAAGTATGCACTGACCAATTATGTTTAGTCTGGGCTTGAAGGAAAAGTTCATAAGCTTGGGAGCTACGACCGTCGGGAGTCGTAGCGAGCACGGCACCACCACCACCGGGCAAGTGAGCTTGGTCTGATAATGTAGGCCGTACCGCTCGCCAAAGAGCACCAAGGTCTTTAGAGAAGAAAGCAACCTCATCTAAAAAAACCTTATAGCAAGCGTGGCCACGGATACGGCTTATCTTCTCTGAGCCGATAACATATATGCGCCGCTTGCCTGTTAGCTCAAAGTATTGGTCGGCCACTCTCTCGGTAAATTTCCATTTGAATTGATAAAATAATTCTTTTAAAGGCTCCCAGATAAGGGCTTTGGCTTGAGCGTTAGTAGGGCCGATATAGAAGACCTTAGCGCCCTTTGGAGCGCTGCGAATAGTCCTGCATATGTCGTACGTCATAAGGAAGCTCTTGCCTCCTCTACGCCCGGCAAGTATAAACTTAAACCTAGTATCGTCATGCAGCGCATCAATCTGTTTTTGGTTTCTCATTGGCATCCTTGCCTTGAGGTTTATTTGTATCTATAAAGCTTTTTAGTTATATGAGTTGGGTTTGTTCGTGAGCCAAAATAAGTTACCTCACCATCACCACAACGGCATCGGATAATAGACTTTTCAACATGCTTAGCGTATGGGCTAGGTATCATGCTTAGAGTATATTCGTGTACATGGAATAACCTCTTTAATGCGTCTATTGCTCTAGTCAT